ATGGCGGTGGCGCTGGCCGGCGACGCATGATTGAGGCGCAGTAGCCCGGCGCCGGGGTCGGCCATCGCCGTCGACGTGTCAAAAGTGTAGGGAATACCGGTACTGGCACCGCGCGTGCCGACGTCGCCGGCCTGACTGAAGATCGCCTGGACCGGCATGGCCGCGGTGAAGGCGCCAGCCCCGTCGACATGGGTCACGTCGACCTGTTTCCAGCCGGCGTCGGCCGCGACCGCCGAAACATGATAGACGGCGAAGATGGGGGTATGTCGCGGGCGACCAGCGTCAGCGTCCCCTTGACGGCGTTTGTGGACAACGCCATCGCCGAAAGCCATGCCGCGACAGACGGATTGCCGGACGCCGCGCTCGTGTCATCGAACGCGATGGCCGTGGCACTTGCCGGATCGGCATGATTGAGGCGCAGCAGCCCGGCGCCGGGGTCGGCCATCGTCGTCGACGTGTCGAAAAGGTAGGGTGCGCCGTCCGAGGCGCCGCGCGCGCCAGGCGCGCCGTCTGTCCCCTTGAACGGTGAGCCATCGACCCACGCGCCGGACCGGTACTGGCTGAAATAGGTCGACTGGCCGCTTTCGATGACCGCGTAGACGAAACCGTCGGCCGGGGTCGCCGGCCGCGCGGCCAGGGCGCCGGCGCCATCTGGCGCCAGGCCGGTGATCGTCATCTGGCGGATGATCTCGGCAAGGCGATCGTTCGCCCATATCGTCCGCGTCGCCTCAGCGGTCGTACGGGCGATCGAATAGGCCACCCCGGAGACTGACTGCCCGCCCCATGCGCGCGCCAGCGTCAGCGCCGTATCGCTTTCGACTGACTCCACCATCGCGGCCACGCCGTCGACAACGAGGATGCCGCCCTCGACCAGCGCGAAGGTCCATCCGGTGCCTGCACCGGTGACGGCCGTCGACCCATTGGTCACGGTTACCGTCCCCGTCTTGTAGGGAGAGGTCATGGCAGTCCTTTCGATGGCGGGAGGGACGCTAGAGCGATATCCGACCGGATTGGATCAGTTCTGTTTCCGCGCTGGCGAGGCGGTCCGGCAGGAGAGACGCGCGGGTCGATGCGGGTGCATCGGCCAAGCGGCTCGACAAACCGGCAGGCGGCCAGCGGGAAACCCTTCGGGCCGGGCCTATCCGGGCCAAATCCGTCGGGCTTCGGCTTGCACGATGTGCCACATCGCGCTTCGCCGCCCCCCCCTCGACCTTGACCCGGATTACCTCCGGCAGAACGATTCAATCCGGTCGGATATCGCTCTAGAGCGTCAGCGGAACGGCAAAGACGTAGTGGCGGAAGCCGATCAGGGTCAGTTGCGACAGCGTCGTCTGGCGGATGATGGCCTCGTCGCGGTAGCGGTCCTCGTCGCGCGTGCCGTCGCGGTCGACGTAGAACACGACGCTCGTCTCGTTGACCTTGGCCACGAACGACGAGGACGAAAAGGTGTTCAAATCATCGACATTCTTGGCGAAGAAATCGGTCCAGACATAAGTGCCCGGCGCCTCGTTGATCTCGTATTTGGCGCGCGCGATGACGAGCGGATGGAAGCCGCCATTGGCGAACGACACGACGTATTTGTGCGACCCGTAGCGGGCGACATCGGACGCCTCGGTGATATCGGCCGCCGCGACCCAGCCTTGCGCGACGATCGGCAGGAAGGCGGCGCGGGTATCGAGCAGCACGTCGCGGTCGACGGTGCCGGCGGAATTTGGCCGGCGGATCAGGACATGGCTGTCGGCGACGACCTCGATGACCTTCGCCGATCCGGACGTCGCCAGGTTGATGTCGTCGGCGAGGACGAAAAACCGGCAATCGAGCGACACCGTCGACTGGTTGCGGAATTCGATGGCGCCGGAAACGATGCGATGCTCCAGCTTGATTTCGTCGACATTGTTGTCGGGATAGGGCGGCAACAGCAGCGTCTGCCCGGTCACGTTGACCTGCGCTTCGACGGCGCAGCGCGGCGTCCGGCGCGATGCGGACGATCAGCTTGTCGGCCGCGACCGCGCCGACGGTCGACGGATAGGCGTTGTCCTCGATCGGCAATTCGGTAAAGACGATCCGGTCCTCGGTGTAGTCTTTCGCCGCCTTGGCGGTGCCGTAGACCTGGATGCTTGCCAGCGGAAATTCATTGGACTGGACCGGCGCTCCTTCAGGACGGCTTGCGATCGAATGAAGCCATGCTGGATAGTATGGGCCAGTATCAGGGGAGGCAAATGGGTCGTAGGCCCTCAAGGTCCTGCCAGGGCTCAGGTCTACCAGTGTTCCTTTATAGATCGGACGCGTCGTCGTCGGCACGTCGTTCAGCGAATAGGACACATAGCGCCAGTCACCGCCATCCTGGTATTCGCGCCGCTCGCAATGCCAGCTGCTGACCCAATCGGACCGGTCGAACGCCCGAAACAGGATGGTGCGGATTGACAGGTCCGTCATCCTGTCTAGCGCATAGGCAATGGCAAAACGTCGATAAGTGCTGGTCGTCAGGTGAGTGGCCATCACCGCTTCGACAAAATTGGAAGAATTGCTGCCTGCCGGTGCGAAGACGAAACTCCCGTAGACCAGGTCCGGATTCGGAGATGGCCATGCCGCGTTCGGGCAGGCCGACCACCAATAAGTTCCGGAAAACGACCAGTCGCTCCGTCCGCAGGAATAGGCGATCTGCTGGACTTCCGAGTTGAAGCGGAACTTGTGATAGTCCGTGTTCGGCGTCGTCAGCGGATCGTCGCCGGCGTCCTGCATCACCTTGACGACCGGGCCGACGCCGGTTTTGGAACCGATGAACAGGCGGCTCACGAATAGACCTCGATCGAGGCCTCGGTCCCGGCACCCTTCAGGACCAGCTTGCCGTTCGCCGACTGCAAATGATCGAAGGTCAGTGTCCCCAGGATGACGTTCTGCATCTTGACGACGCCGCCATCGATCGCGAATGGCGCGACCGGGCTGTCGCCATTCATGACGATGAACTTGTCGACATCGAAGGTGACGCGCACAAGCGTCGGGGTGATATCGAGATAGAAGCCGCCTTCGGCGAAGGCGTCGCCGGAGGACGCCCGGCCCTGGACGGCATAGCGCGCGGTCACGCCGGCTGGCGCCGACGTCGCGACCCAGCCGACCAGGCCTTCCGCCGTGCCGGCGTCCGTCCTGGCCGAAACCTCCGTCAGCGCCGCCGCCAACGCGGTGACGCGGGTATCGGAAACCTCATCCCAGGCCGTGCCGCTCCAGCGATATTGGCGATTGCCATCGTCCGTATCGAACCACAATGCGCCGACGACGGTCGTCGCCGGTTCGTCATCCTGGCTGAACACCGTCATCCCGGCCGCCGAGGCGTCGATCCATGCGCCGCCAACCAGCACGTAAATCTTGTTCTCGTCGTCGGCATCGAACCAGATGGAGTTTTCCGGCGCCGTCGTCGGTGGCGCTTCCGCCTGGCGATAGACGGTCGGAATTTCATCGACCGTGGCGTAAAGGCTGCTGATCGCCGAGGCCTGCCCGCGCGCCGTGGCGATGCTGGCGCCGTGGCGCACGATGGCGCTTGCCGTCGCGTCCGCCGTCGCGTTCGCCAGCGACTCCAGGTCGGCGCGAAGCCTTTCCAGGTCATCGCGCATTTCCGAAATCACCGCGCGCGAATCGTCGGCCAGAGTTTCCAGTTCGACCGAAATGTCGTTCGTCGCCACCGCCGGCGTCGTCGCCTGTATCCAGGCCGACCATGCGACCGTGCGCGGCGGTTCCGTCACGATCCGCGTCCGCACGTCGAACAGGGTCGCGGACACCACGCCCTCGGTGATGGCGGCAACCGTGATGTCGGCGGCATTGCGGCGCGAGAACACCGGGTCGGCCGTGCCGGCGACGCGGTATTCGATCTCGACATGCGTGACCGTTTCGTCGTCGAACGGCGACCACGACACGCGCAGGCCAGGATAGGCCTTGCCGTTCGGCGCGGTTGCGACGATGCCGATCGCGGCAAGGTTCTCCGTTTCCGTTGCGTAATCGGGAAGGGCCGGCAACACGATCGTCGGCGTCGGTGATCCGGCCGGCGCGTCGTAGATCGATGCGTCGCGCTCGATCAGCGTCACCGTCAGCACGCGCGGGCGGTCGACGCCGAGGCGACGTAGCGCCGAGGCCTGGACCAACCAGGTGCGGTCGCCATAGCGCGCCGAATTCCAGCGGACCCAATCGCCGACGGCGATGCGCGTGCGAAAGCGCGGCGGCAGGGTCAGCGTCGCCTGCCCCTGGTACTGGTTTTCCTCCAGATAGATGCGCGCCAGGCTTTCGGCCTGGAAACGGTGCCGAACCGTGTCGAAGTTCATCGACACGTCGCGCGTGCGACGGTCCAGCGCCAGCGCCGCCGCGGCGACCTGCGTTTCATAGGACGTCGCCGACCAGAGATTGTCCGGATCGGGATAGGACCCGCCGACCGAATTGACCCGGCGCGACATCGATTCGCGCAGGCGCACCCTGACAGGCTCGCCGGTGACGATATCGTCGTCGGTAAAGGTCGCCACGATCGGCTGCGATGTGCCGGTGATCGGCCACACGCCGTCGACGCCATCGACCGTCATGCCGGCGGACGACGCCTGCAGCCCCTCGATGTTCTCGCCATGCGTGGCCATGCAGTCGAGGAACATCGAAATCCGGTAGCGCGTGTTGCCGTCGTCGGCGATCTCGTCGCAAATGTTGGCGGCGGCCGTCCAAGCGCCGAGCGGCAGGTCGGACGCCGGGATTTCCATGCCGCAGAAGATGTCGTCGTTCCAATCGAGGCCGCGGCGGTAATTGTATTCGATCACCCGCGGGTTTTCGGTGAATTCCCAGGTCGACTTGTCGGCCCAGCGATGCGCGCCGGCGCCGCCGGCGGTGGAATCCTTGCGCCAGTCGTAAAGCGGTGCGCCCTTGAATTCGAAAAAGAAGTCGGGGAAGGAATTGTTGTCATCCTTGTCGTATTTCAGCGTCACCTTGATCCCGGCGCAGCCGTGGCCGACATGGTCCGCCGTCCAGCGGCCGGCCGGATTGGCATTGTCGATCAGGTCCTGATCGGCTTCCGTCTGCCATCCGTCAATGAACTGGACCCAGACGAGATTGCGCAGGTCGCCGGCAACAGGCGTCAGGCCCTTGGCCGCGTCGTCGGACGCGCCGAAATCGATCCATTCGCCGCCAATGCCGATCCGGGTCAGTTCGACGCAGGGAAAATCGGACAATTGGTAAAGCTGATGCAGCCACTTGTTCGATTTGCCCCAGGTGTTGATGTAGATGTCGTGGCCGGAGGCGGCGCAAAGGCCGACGGCGACGCGGCGCGGAACCGTTTCGCCATATTCGCGGTCGAAGACCATCCCCTTCGACTGAGACGACTTGGACAGCCAGCTCGACAGGAATTGCAGGCCGATGCCGATCGCCAGTTTCGCGACCGTACCAAGACCGCCGAGAAACGAGGCAGCTGTGGCGAAGGCCGACGATACGGTCGCGATGATCGTCGACAGAATGCCCATGTCACCCCACCTTGAAGGCGCGCGTCACCGCCAGCGGCGACAGGAAGGCCGGGCCGGCTGCGCCCTTGGTGAAGAAACCGCGCGCCGTGAAGATCCCGGCCGAAAGACCGCCATCGGGTCCGCGAACGATGCCGGCATCGCCGCGCATGGCGAAGGCCGGCGCGATCTCCGGCAGGACGCCGAGCGCCTCGCCGACATCGGCGTAACCGTCGCGACGCAGGCGGCGGGCGGCGCCGAGCGGCGTCGCATAGCCCTTCGGGCGCGGCCACGGCATGGCGTCGGTGCCGATACAGGCGACGGCGCCATCCCAGAACACCAGAAAGCAATCCGACACGCCCCAGGCGAAGGGCAGCGCCGCATGATGCGTCACCGCCGCGTCGAGGCGGCGTTCCCATCCGGGCAAGCGCGTCATCGGCCGAACGTTCCGCCGGACGACGACGAGGACGAGGATTTCTTGCGGCCCCAATAGATTTCGACGCGCCCGCGCGTCGCGGCGTGTTCATAGAAGCGGTCGCCCGGCCAGCGCCGCTGCTGGTCGGCATGCGAGCGCACACGGCCATTGCGGCGCGAATAATCGAGCGCCCGCGTCTCGCAGGTCGCCTTGATCGTGTAGGGGTTCCCGGCCGCTTCCTCATGGTCGATCGTGTCGATGTAACCGCGGCGGATTGCCTCGACATGCAGGAGCGCGCCGGTGTCGGGGTCGACATGGGCGTCATAGATGGTGACCGGGCGGTCCGAATAATCCTCGTTCTCGATCCCGATCAGAACGTCCGCCGTCAGCCCGTCCTCGGGCGCGGCCGACAGCGTCACCGTGAAGGATTCCGCCGACAGGCCGGTCACGCCGGACAGATCGGAGACTTCGATCACCGATCCCGGAAGCCAGGTGTCGACGCCGTCGAACAGGGGAACCGAATCGCGGACAAAACGATAGGTGCCGCCGCCAAGGTCGAAGCGGATCAGCCCGCGGACGCTTTCGCGTCCGGCATCGATCGCGTCCTGGACGGCGCCTGGAATCGTCATGCCATCACCTCGACCAGGTCGAAGGACGCGGTCGGGAAATCGTCCGACGACAGGCGGAACGACGCCGCGCCGGACGGCGTGGTCATCAGCAGAAGCGGATTTTCAAAGACGATCGATGCCCCGGCGGCGCAGGCATAGGTCCGGGGCGGACGCGTGAAGGCGATGGTGCGGTTGGCGCTTCCCGGCGCCGATTCTTCCGCGACGCGCGCCAGGGCGCGCAAGGTCGTTCCCGCCGAGACCAGCACGAAGCCGCAAAGATCGCCGGGCATCAGGTGCAGCGCCGGATCGATGCCGGTGACCGCGACACTGGCGCCGTCGACCGAATCGACTGTTCCGGCCAATTGCGCCGGCGCGGCATTGGCCGCGGCATCGTGCGCCGCCGGGCGGCAGGTCACGTTCTGGGTCGCCACGACGCGGCCGATGCCGCCACGCAGCGTCTCGCGCCAGGCTTCGAAGGCCTGCACCTGGCCCTCATTCATCGGTTCGGTCGCAAACGTGATGGTCCAGGCTGGCGAGGACGTTTCCATATGCGCCAGCGCGCCGCCGTCCGTTCCCGTCGCGTAGACGGATTCGGTCAGTCGGAAGCGCGCCGGCGTGAAGCCGATGCCGTCGGGAAGGTCGCGCGGAAAGGTGATCATCGCAGCATGTTCCGTGTCCGCGCCTCGCGAATGGCGGCCGTGACGCGCGCCGGCGACGAGGCGTCGCGGGCCTTCAGTTTTTCGTCGGTGACGTCGCCGGAAACCTGGCGGACCCTGACGGCAAAGAGTTCGGACGGCTGCACGTCGATGGCGACGCGCGACTGGCCGCCGAACGCGCCATTGGGCACGATCGTTCCGGCCATCTTCGGAACGAACAATTCGGGTCCCTGTTCGCCGACGATATAGGGCGTGCCGCCGGCAACCGGACCGCCGGTCGCCTTGCCCGCGATGCCGCCAAGCAAAGCGGAAAGGATGGAGGTCAGGGCACCGCCGCTCGATCCACCGAACAGGCCGGCAAACAGACCCTTGCCGAGCAGCATCGCCTTGGCCAATTCCAGCAACAGGCCGGCCAGCGCTTTCTTCGCGTCGAAGGTTCCGTCCATGATCTGGCCGAAGACATCGAACAGGCGGTCAGCCCACTCCTCGGTCATGTCGCGCAGGCGCTCCTCGGAATCCAGCACCTCTTTGTTGGCATCGCGAAGCCGATACTTTGCCTCGATCGCCCTGATGATGTTCTGGCGATCCAACTCCGCCGCCTCGGCACCAGCCCGGCGAAGTTCCGTGGCAATCTCACGCTGTTCGGCGGTCATGCCTTCAACTTCGGCCTCGAATTGCAGATCCTCGATCAGCTTCCGGATAGCCTCGCGCTGGCGCTCGATTTCCGAAATCGCGCTGCCGCGCGAACCCCCGCCGGAGCCTCTGTTCGAATCGCTGCCGGGAATGATCGTTGCCGCCTGTTGCGCCGCGGCAAGGATGGCACGCAATTCCTCCATGCTTCCGGCCAGCGGACCGCCGCCAGAGCCGGAGGCGGTATTGACACGCATCTGTGCGATTTCATCGTTTACCTCGGCGAGGCGCGCCGTAAGTCTGGCGACGTTGTCCGCATCGGAATCGGCAATCAATCCGCCAAGAATGGAATCACGCCCGCGCGCCGAATATTCACCGATGCGTTCGGTCAATTTGTCTCGCGCCGCGATCAGTTCGTCGACGGATTTTCCAACCAGCGAGCCACCGCCGAAAGCGGTACTGGATGCGCCGATCGCCGTCGCGATGCGGCTGGCACCCGTCACAACCTCGACGACAAACCGCTTCCACAGCGCCGACAGTCTGGCGATGACCTCGGAATATTTGTCATCCATCTGCCGAGCGGCGTCGATCGTGTCAGAACCGATGACAACACCGAGATTATGCGCCTCGGTCGCCATATCGGACAGGCCGGCCGCGCCGCGCGACAACATGCCGACAAGATCGGCGCCGGCGCTGCCGAAGGCGATCGTCGTCAGGTTTAGCTTGTCTTGACCGGTTGCCGCATTGCGGACGAGATCAGCGTAATCAGCCAAAACCTCCATCTGCGTCCGAAGCGAGCCGTCGGCATTGCGCAATGAAACGCCGTTTGCCTCCAGCACGCGCGAAAACATGTCAACCTTGCCGGAAGCCGCCTCCGACAGATTCTTGGCGAAGATCGCCATTCCAGTGTCGAGCGCAGCGACATCGGAACCCGTGCGCGCGGCGGCGAAGCGCAACTCCTGCAACGATTCGGTCGTAAGGCCGATCTTGTCGGCAACGTCGCCAATATCGGCGATGTCCTTCAAGGTGCTCGCGATTTCGGCAAGGCCAATTCCAATGCCTGCAGCGGCGAGTGCGGGACCAAGGCGCGCCAGGCCAGCGCGGAAGGCGTCGACGCCGGAATTCACCTTGCCAAAGGTGCGATTGAGGACGCCAGCCGTGGCTGACGCGCCGGATTCGATCTTGCGGCGCGCCGCGTCGAAGGAGGACGTATCCGCGCCAATGGCATAACGAAGATGGTCGCCCATGCATTACCCTTTCCTGGCCCTGATCGCCGCTTCCATCGCGTCGGCCTTGGCGAACAGCGCCTTCAGGCGCCCCTCGCCCATGTCCGGCATGGCCGGCTTCCTGATGCCATTGGCGATCGCCCAGCCCTCATAGGCGGCGCGGAAATAGGGCAACGGACACGACCAGAACGCCGGCGACGGCCAGTGCAGCACGCCGGCGGCGAATTTCATCCAGTCCCCGAAAGGGAGGCGCCCGAATTCGTCAGCATCATGGCCATCAGTGTGACCGCCGCCCTCTCGCCGGCTTCGGCGCGGGCGGCGTCGGCTTTTTTTGCCTCGTCTTCCTCCTCCGGCGTCAGCCCGGACATCGCCCCGGCCAGCGCCTCTTCGACCGCCGTCAGCCCGGCCACGCCCCCCGCCAGCGCCAGGGCGCGGGCGGCTTCCGCCTCGCCGAGGAACACGGCCAGCGCCGCCTCGATGGCCTTCGGCTTGCGCCCGTGCAGGCGCTCGCCAAGTTCTGCCAGCGTTTCGGCACCGAGCGCATCGAACAGGCGGGCGATCGTGTCCATCGACGCGGCGAGGACGAAGGTTTTACCGGAAAGGACGAGCCGGCGTTCGCCGGCCCAGGCATTGACGGCGCTCATGGTCACGCCGCGACGAAGGTCGTCGACCCGGTATTGACCAGGTTCCACGACGCCTGCAGATCATTGTCGAGGTCGCCGTCGAAATTGCCGTCGGTGACCAGCCAGTCGCCGGTGAACGTGCCATAGCCGGGCACATAGACCCGGTAGCCGGTCAGCACCGTCTGCGCCCGGCAGGCGTCGGCGATGACCTTGCCATTGGCGTCGTCATCCCAGGCGCCAGAGACGGCGAACTTGATGGTCTGCGCGCCGAGCTTGCGCACATAGACAGGCGCGGCGGTGCGGTCGGTACAGACGGCGCGCTTGGATTCGATGACCTGGTTTTCGATCGACAGCGTCGCCTTGTCGACGCCGCAGACATTGGCCCAATCGTTGGGCGCCGGATCGCCGGTCGGTTTCTTGATGATCAGTTCGATGCCGCGCTGCGTGCCCATCGGTCACTCCTTTGCGTTCAGAAGGTGTCGAGCGCCTTGGCGGCGCGGATGTCATAGGTCAGAACCGCACGGCCGAACGGGCTTTCGCCGCCGGTTTCGACGTCGATGCGGGTTTCGCGATGAATGCAGTCCTCGGCGACGCCGCCGAGCGTCGGGTCGTCCGCCATCGCTTGTTCGACCCAGATGCAAGCGGCGTCGACCAGGTCGTCCGGCATGGCGCCGAAGACGTTGACGGTGACGTCGAGCGCCATGACGCGCTTGTCCGGCTTGCCGGTGCCGCCGCGCCGCTCGATCGTTTCCGCGGCAATGCCGATCGTCACCGTCCTGTCGGCGACCGGGCGGCCGCGATCCGGCACGACGGTCCAGCCGGCAGGCCGGCCGGATGCGAGAGCGATGGAAGCGGCATAACGGATGTCGGTGCGAAGATGCGCCATGTCACGCCCTTTCCAGGTCGCAGCGCACCTTGCCGCGGCCATCAGGCAGCGGCGTGCGCACGACCCAATCCTCTCCGGCGATGGTCACGACGATTCCTTCGGCAAGGCCGGGAACGTCGCTTTCGACGAACAGCGCATCGGTCATGCGGGCCGCGACCGCCGGGCGGCCGTGACCGGAATCGGCTATGATGTCGGCCGAGGGCGCCCGCGCCTTCACCTTGACCGTCACGGCGCCGCCAGGAAGCGCCACCGTGCAATCATAGCCGAGCGCATTGACCAGCGCCCGGTTCATGCCGGCAAAGACGGGATGCGCCGGGATCATGTCAGTCGGCCTTGCCTCGACGCGGCGCAACCGGCGGCGGGACGATGCGCGCGGCCTCCGGCGTCTCGCCGAATCGGATGGCGAATTCGGCGGCCTTGGCCGGCGTGTAGTCGCTTTCCGTATTCGGCGGGATTTCCTCGCCGCGCGCGTTCAGCGTTGCCACCGGGAAGGCGGCGCGGACGAGACCGATCGCCATGTCAGCCCGCCTTCAGCGCCGCGAGCGCGGCCTGCGCGTCGGTGAGCGCCTTTTCCTTCGCCTCGATCGAGGCAAGCGCAGCCGCCGTCGCTTCCGTGTTGTCGGCGGGGATGCCCTCGGCTTCCTTTGTCGCCGCGTCGAGCGCGTCGGCGGCTTCCGTCACTGCCTGTTCGGCGGCTGCCATCGCGGCGGGATCCGGCTTGGCGGCGACCTTGCGCGACACCTTGGCAACGGGCTCGCATTCACCGCCGAAGACGGCAATGAGACGTTCCGCGTCGACACGGTCCATTGTCACCGGTTCGCCGGGTGCGACGGGATTGCCGCCGGCATGGATGGTCGCCCGGATCCGGGCGATGACTCTTTCGGCCATGTCAGTGTCCTCTTGGAAAGCGGCCGGGCGGCGCGAACCGCCCGGCCAAGGGGCGGGATCAGCGAACCGTCGCGAAGAACGAGGCGTTCGGCTCGACCGGAACCGGCAGCGGCGCCGACTGCGTGAGGATCACGGTCCGCGACGGATCGTCCTCCTCGTATTCCTTGGCGAAGCGCTGTTCCGACTGCATGGACTTGGCGTCCATGATGGCGCCATAGGCCATCGTTCCGGTCATGGTCTGCGCGCCGATCAGGCCGACGCCGAACTCCGGCCAGTAGTGCTGGGTGTTGCCGGCGTCGTCCTCGTAGGTCTGGACATATTCCCAGAAGCGGAAATTGCCGATCTGGCCGAGATAGGCGGCGACATCGTCGGGTGCGCCGGAGGCGCCGCCGGCCATTTCCAGCGAACCGGAAGCCTGGCGGCGATTGTCGAGGATTTCGCGGACATCGGCATCCGAGGTCAGCAGCGCCGAGGCGCCGAAGCCGAGGACGACGTCGCGCGTCACCGCGCCGGACTTGGATGCGACGAGGCGCGACCATTCGCGGACGGAATCGAGCGGCTTGATGCCGGCCTCGCCCCAGCGCGCGGCAAGGGTCAGCGCCACGGACAGGGACGCATCGCGCCCGAACGCGATGGTATCGTTGATGCCGTCGCCGACGGCGACGACCTGGCCGGTCTGCAGCGCTTGGGCGCACATCAGTTCCTCGCGCCCGCTGATCTCCTCGTCGTGGTCGGCAAGGGTCTGCATGACCTGCTGTTCGAAGCGCGACAGCGCCGAGAAGGCGCCGCCATAGGCTTCGCCGACCTGGCGCGGCATGGCGTCGGACGGAGAAACGGCGGACTTCGGCTTGACGTAGGGCGGCTTGTAGGCGCGCACCTCGCGCGAACGCGGCGCGCGTTCCTTGCCGGGAAGGTTCGGCGAGACGAAGGGCGCGATCTTGCGGCGGCGCCCCAGCCTGTCGAACAGGATCTCCTCGGTGTCGAACTGCACCACGTTCGGGAAGAACGTGTTGCGCAGCCACGGGGTGAAGCGGTCGAGCGCCTGGGCGGCGCCGACGACCACGGCGGTGTTATAGTAGCTCGGCATGGTCGAAGCTCCTTAGACCAGGGTTTTCACGAAGATCGGGCGGTCGGCGGCATCGAGCGCCGCCTCGAAGGCCGCGGCGGTGATGCCGGCGCCGAAGGTCAGCTTCGACGCATCGAAGTCGCCGGAGCAGTAGGCCTTGGCGGCAACGTCGGCGACGGACGCGTCGACGTCCTCGCCGAGGATCAGGCGCGGCGTTTCGGAACCATCGCCGGAGGCGGCCAGCGCCGTCTTGTATTTGCCGCCGGTGGTGATCTTGCCGATCACCGTGCCGCGGGCGAGAACGCCGGCGCCGGAGACGATGGTCACGCCGCGGACGGCCAGCGGATAGGAGCCGAGATACATGTCGCCCGGCGTGTAGGTTTCGGTGGAGGCGGGCATGGCGGGTTACTCCCCTTTCTGGCCGCGCTTGCGGCTGGATTTCATCGAGGTGGCGGCGGCGAGGATACGGTCGCCGGCGCCGCCAGAGGCGGGCACGGCGGCGCGATCGCCACCCAGCTTCGGCTGCCTCGCCGCGGCCATGCGGGCGGCGAGATTGCCGCCGGCGGGCGAGGATGCCTTCAGCGCGGCGATGGCCTTCGGCGCCGCATCGTTCGTGGCGAAGGCCAGGTGCGCGGCGAGGCCGGGATTGGCTTCGGCCGCCGGCGAGGTCAGGATGGCGGCGATGCGGGCGCGTTCGGCGCGGCGCGCCGCCATGTCCTTCTTGTCTTCCTCGTCGCCTTCGGCGTTCTCGTCGTCCGGATCATTGTCGGGCTCCGGATCGTCTGGATTGTCGCCGGGCTTTTCGCCGTCCTCCGGATCGCCTTCAGCTTCCGGATCCTGTTCGTCTTCCGGCTTGCCGTCCTCGGCGGCCGGCTTGCTGTCTTCGTCGGGCTTGTTGCCCTCGGCACGCGGCCCGGCGTCGCGCCCGGTCGCATGCCGAATTGCCCTGGTGAGCAGGTTCGACATCGTGTTTCCTTTCAAGGGTTCAGGCGGACGCGGTTGCGTCCAGTTCGGCCATGAACGCGGCCAGCGCGTCCTTCGGCCTGGCCACCGCGTCGCAAAGACCGATGTCGACGGCCTTCTGTCCGCGATAGATCGCCGCCTCGGTCGCGAGGGCGGCATCCCGTGTCATGCGCCCGCCGCGATGGCGGGCGACGGCGGCGGCGAATTCGCCGCGCAATTCCTCAAGCTCGGCGATGCGTTCGGCGTATTCGGCCTCGGTCATCGCCTCGAATTCGGTCGGCCGCGCCTTCTTTTCACCGGCGCGCAGGACGGTGACGGCAATGCCGGCCTTGTCGAGCGCGGCGGCGTAGGAGGCGTGCAGCGAAATGACGCCGATCGAGCCGGCATAGCCGGTCGCCGGGATGATGATCGAGCGCGCCGCCGAGGCCAGCAGATAACCGGCCGAACAGGCGTGATCGGTCAGGATGGCAATGGTCGGCTTGACCGCCGAAAGCGCCGCGATATCGGCGGCGCAGGCGAAGGCCCCGTCGACTTCGCCGCCGAAGGAATCGATTTCCAGAACGACGCCGCGGATGGCGGTGTCAGCGGCAAGGTCGGCAACCTGGATGCTGATCGCCTCATAAGAGGTTTCGCCGCAGGCCTTACCGATCCATGTGCCCTTGTTCACCAGAACACCTTCGATCGCGACGAAACCGATCCGGTCGGTGATCTTTTCCGGTCCGCGATAAATCTGGTCGCCCCATCCGTCGGTCGCGGAGCGCAGCGGTTCGTTCAGCACGCCCATGTTGACGTCGCCGGCGACGACGACATCGCCGCCCAGCACGCGCGGACCGAAAGCGCGAGCCACGATGCCGGCCTTCGTCGGCTCGGCCATCAGCGGCGCGCCGAACAGGCGGGCGGCGATCATCGGCATGACAGGGTTCATGCGGGCGTCCCTTCCTTGTCGGCGGCAACCGGCGCGGACGCCGCGGCGGTCGCGACCGGCGTCACGACGCCGAGATCGACGCCATGCTTCGCGGCAAAACGCTGTTCGCGCGCGCGCTGGATGATGTTGGCTTTCCAGTCGCCGCCCTGCTCGGCGGTTTCCTGGCGCAATGTCGTGACATTGGTCGCCATGCGCAGCGCGGCGGCCTTGGCTTCCTTTTCAGGGTCGACCCAGCCGCGGCCGGGACCGATCCATTCGGCCCGGCACCAGGCGACCGGATTGGCATCGAACGACACGGCTCCGGCCGGCAGGCGGATCAGGCGCCGGTCGAACAATTCCTCCAGCCAGGCGCGATAGATCGGCTGGACGAAGCCGGTGACGAAGCGATCCTTGCGCGCCGTCAGCGATCTGTAGATGACCAGCATCGCGGCGCGGGCCGACGAATAGTTGACCTGCGACCAGTCCATCGTCAGCTGCTCATAGGTCAGGCCGATGGCCGAGGCGATCTTGCGCAGCGCCTGGCGAAAGAACGATTCGAAATTGGCGTTCGGATGTTCCGGCTTGGAAAAGCGGACATCCTCGCCGGCGCGCAGGAAATTCACCTGGGCGCCGGGCAGGCGCACCGGTGCCTCCTTGTAGTAGGCGCCCTGCGTTGCCTCATAGGCCTTCAGCGCCGCCGGAACCGTGCCAGCGTCGAAGGTTTCAGACAGCTCCTCCAGGTCGAAGGGCGAAGTCACGAACGCCGCCATCACCGCGTTCAGCGCGACGGCCTGCAATTCGTAATCATTGATGTCGGAGGTCTGCTTGTGCTCGCGCACGACCGACACGATGTCGGCGATGGCGCGGCGTTCGCCGGCGCGCTTGCGTTCGCCGGTCAGGATGAAATTCGGCCGGCCATCGAGATCGCGCGGCACGTAATCCCAGACGAACTGGCCGTAGGCGCCGGACGTCGAATCGCCGGGGTGACGGCGGCGGACGTGATAGCCGATCGCCGCGCCCCATTCGTCGAGCGCGACGCCCTGCTGCAGCGTGTCGGAATCCATCCGTCCGTTCGGATTGGACACGCGCGCCGGATCGACGACATGGACGCAGGTGCCCCAGCCGGTCGGCGACAGCGGCACGCCATTGTCGTCGCCGCGCCAGACGACATGGGCCGCGGCCTCGCCATCGGCGAAGCGGTGGCGCAACGCCAGGCCGAGGATTCCGGGGCCTGACGCCATGCGCTCGGCGTCGCACCACATGCCCGGATCGTTCCAATAGTCATCCCAATGCGCCTCAATGGCATCGGACAATTCGTCGGCATCGTCCTGCGACAGGTTAAGCGTCATCGCA